GACCAGGTTTTCTACCTGTATATCCCATAAGCTTCTCTATAACACCATCTTTGAAATCATGGACATAATCGTACAATCCTCCAACAGCTTGGTGTTCTGCATAGCTACTGGTTTGCCAATGAATTAAATGCAATTGCTCATGAAAATATGTAAGCTTTCCAGCTATATTTTCTAATGTCATTTCTCCAGAAGAGCTATTTAGCATTTCTTGAGGGAATAAAGATTTAATTGCCATTTTATATTAGTTTTAAGATTAAGCAGGTACAATGGGTTCTACAGTTAATGTTCCAGAAGGACATAAAGCATCTGCAATCACTTGAGAAAATGATACAGATATTGTAGTTCCATTTACAACACTAAATGTAGCCACTCCTGATAAAAGTGGATTTAAGTAATCTACAACTTCTTGTGTAGTGTTTATTTCAAGTGGATATTCAATAAAATATGCAATAACACTACCACCATTACATTTTACTATAAATCCAACTCCAATAAAAATTTGATCTGGAAATTCAGGATTTGTAGGAAATACAATTTCTGTTGTAAAAGTTCCACCACCAGGATTACAACACTCATATCCCTGCACTTCCTTCCAATTACCCACTTTGGGTTTGTTCTTTCTCCATATAAGAGAACTAGAGACAGCTCTACCGCTACCATCGTAGCGAATATAACTCTTTAAAGGTCTGTTATTACTCATTTTATTTATATTTAATAGTTACTAATTTAGTTTATCGTATGAATAAACAAAGTTGTTTCTTGGTTTTGCTTTTTTTCTACACCACTCTCCTACAGAACTAGGAGAAACATTTTCACATTCAGCAGCATGATGTAAAGAGTTATAATCTGCTAAAAGTTTATTGTCAATAGTATATTTATAAACTCTTTTGCCTCTTGGATTGATCCAACCCTTCTCTTTTCTTTCTTTGTTTTTTAAAGATATAAGCTCTTTTGTTTCTTCAGAATGTTTTTTGTTCTTCATTCCTCCAACCTGTCCCTTATGAGAAATAGATAGTTTTTTTAAATGTTCTTCTGAATATATTCCTTTTTTATTTTTATTCCAAGGAGTGTTTCCTTTATTACCTTTACCTCCTTCTGAAATATTTAAAATATTATATCCCTCATCTCTGTATTTCTGAATATATTGTATTTCTTTTTCAAACGCTTCTTCTTCAGACAATTTTTCTTCTATTATTTCAAAAGCAACCTTTTTTCCCAAATTATCAATTGTGTTGTTTAACCAAACATACAATGGTTTATGTAAACAAGTTTTTCTTTTTCTATCAGTGTTGTGTTTAGTTACTCTTTGTTTTGGATTTTTAGTAACTCCAACGTATATACAATTATCACTTTTATCAAAAGAGTACATTATGTAAAGAGAAAAATCATTTTCAGGCTCATTGATATTAACTATACCGTTATAATCCCTCATTATAAATTGTTTTAGTTTACATAAGCTTTGAGATCACGTTTGTTTGTTGCCATTTTTTAAATTTTAATAGTTAAGATTATATTTTTGTTTAAGCTCTAAGAGCTTTGTTAAATAGAAATGTGTACAATGTTTCTTGCTTTCCTCATTGTTCAACACTGTCTGTAAATGAGGATCTTTGAAAGGATCTTGTCCTGTGTGATATTTGCCCTTGTAGAAAGCTGGATAACCATTAGCTGTGTCACTCACAATCCCTGCATTATGGTATATTCCCACCCTATCAAGTTTTGTTATGGAGTCTGTAGCCCATGCAAAATCTAGTTCTTTTACTATCCTTGTTTCATGTCCTGTATACCAAAGGTTGTATAAAACCGCCCACATATCGCTGCACCATCCCTGAAAGCCTTTGTTCTCATTAGCAAAATAGGCTTTGTTAACACTTAACAAATATCTCCTGATGAGCATACAATCATTATAAACCTTGCTCCAAAATGCTGCATCTACGTTCTTAAGAAGATATTGTGCTCCTCCTGAATGTAGATTGTTCTTCTCACAGATTTCTCTGTTTATTCCTACAATAGAAGCTGTTTCATTAAGAACATCTATTTTCTTGTATTCTTCTAGCTTCTCAGGAAGAACATCTTTTATCTTGCTGTCAAAATATGAAGCATTTATGTAGCTGTTTGTATCAGAAAGATAGCAAACATCATCTGCTATATACTTAGAAACATCAAATCTTTTTGTAAATAACACATCACTATCACAATAAAAGATAGCTTTGTATTTCATCTCTGGACGATCTGCAAAATATTTAGTGAGACACCAAGGGCGTAATATTGGGATGTAAACACTAAGTTTGTTAGTTACATCGTTTCTATCATCTCTGTAGAATACAAATTCCACTTCTGGATAGAGAGAAACTATCTTATCCCATTTATCACTTTTCTGTCTAAATCCTGGTGTAAACACAATCACTGTAGCTCTGTCCGCATACCCAAGATCTTTTAAACTTTCAATCCATGCATGCACCTGCCATGTGTAATAAACATCATCTGGCTGGACACAAAGGAACCTTAAATCCTTCATATATGTAGTTGTTGGTTTTAATGCTTTACTAAGGAGCAACAGTGGTAGTTGTACTAGTAGTACTTAAAGCTGCTGTCACCTTGATTAATTTATCAAGTTGTTTGCTTATTTGCCAGAGCAAGTTTGACTCTTGACTCCATCCAATTTGTTTGTTTCCTATTCCCATTTTTAATAATTTATGATATTCTATTTACTGTAAAAATTACCCCTGGAGATTGTGGAATTACGCTTCCTACAGGAGGAATGCTTGTTATAGCTGTTTTTCCCTGATTGCTAGTCCATTTCAATCCTACAACATCATTAGCAGCAAATGTATAAAAAAGATTCACTGTCATAAGTGTAGCACCTGGAATCCCTGCATGAATAGTGGGAGTGGTGACATAACTAGCTGATTTGGGAATATTGTTTCCGTTCACAATAAACCACACTATAGCATCTTCCACACTATTACTGAAGTTTTCAAACTGAATACTGAATTGTAAATTATATGTTCCAGCATTCACAATAGTGACATCTCCTGTAAGAGGATTTAATGTCACACCATTTGAAAGATCTGTTTGATCTAAAAGCACTTGTTTACCCACTCCAGCAGTTGTATATTGTGCTTGTGCAACACCAGCACCATTGCTGTGGTTAGATCCACCAGAACTAGCTACACCTCTTGTAATTCCTGTAAATGTGTTTCCAGATATACCTGTATATCCTATAATCTCTGTACCAATTCTCATATATCCAGGAGCAATAAATCCTGATGTACTTACCACTTGAATAGGAAGAGTGGAATTAGAATTCATTCCTGCTGTGAGTGTAGTGGCACTATCAAATATAAAAGCACCATGATAAGCATCTTCTAAAGATCCCATAGGACCAGGAGGCCCTTGAGGGCCTGGAATACCAACATTGCATAATTGACAGCCCAATCCTTCCAACTGTTTAGCAATTTGCCACAATAGATTAGATTCAGTGGTCCATCCTATTTGTTTTGAAGGAATAGCCATAATTTACAAATTTATACTATTGTTGTAGTATTAACAATAGGAATAAAAAATAGAATAACCAATTCAGTTATTCTTTAATAAATCTTCTTTATATTTAAAAACAAATCCTCTTGCTTGTTTATACCTTCCTTTACAACAAGCTCCTATATAGTTTTTATGAATATCCAATTCTTTACTTGCTTGTTTTAAACTAGGAAATTCTTTTATTAAAGTACCATTTAAGTCAAATTGTAATACAATTTTTCTATTTGCAGAAGGTTTTCCATAATTTTTATGGTCTTTTCCAGACCTTCCGTTTTGAGGCATTTTTTTACCATAATTGTGATGTAATTCTCCAAATTTACCATACATATGGTTTCTTTCTCCACAAAGTGCTTTATTTGCCTCACCTATTAACAACTTAGCTTTTTCAGATAATTTTTTACCAAGCATGCCTCCATTTACTATTTTATCTATGTTATATTCACAACGTTCATTGTCTAAATAATGCTGCTCTCTTTTTTTGTATAATATTGGATCAGAAATTTCTTCTAATATTCTAAACTCAAAAGAGTCACCTCCATATTTATTCCAAGATCTTTGTAGTAAAAATGAATGATGTTTATTTTTTCTTAAATCTGATTTATGTTTACTAAATCTATAAGAGAACGCCTTAGTAGAACCAATATATTGTTTACCGTTTACAAGATTTACTATACAATAAATACCACCTTTATTCATTTTTGGATAAATATTTATTTAACAGGTAATATATAACAAAAAAACAAAAAGATATACCATAAAATACAATATCTGTAATCCAAAAAGATCCTGTTAGTTCCATAAGAAGAGCAAATAAACCGTCATATCCAAAGGGCAGAAAGAACATTCCTAACATTAAGGATGCCTCTTTTATTTTTGACACTCGTTTTCTTGTTCTTTTTAGCATGATGAGCTTCCATATAAGGTTGTTTACTTCCCCTGTCCTCTATACTTTGAGACAGGCTTATCCTTAGGACCTCTAGACTTTTGGGCTTTTCCACCTTTTCTTTTTCCGAAAGTTGTCTTTTTAGAGTCTGTTGATTTACCTTTTGCCATTGATTTATGTGTTTATTGTTTTAAATTAACCACAATTAGCTTCTGATGTTCCTATAATAATACCATTTTCTACAATGTAGACAATATTTGATAAACTTTGATAATAATATCCGTCTAATGCTGGAAGTATTACTGGAAAAGTTTGTGACAATGCTAAATTTCCATTACAGGGATATATTGCATAGTTATCAGTTAAACCTGGACCACAAGGTTCAGTACTATTATATCTCAAAGTAACTATGAAAAAAGGTACAGTACTACCAAGTATTGTTGGAAAATCTGTATTACATCCACAAGCATTACTATTATCACAACATAAGTCTGCTGGAATTTCCTTCCACACTCCTACAGCTGGAGCTTTTGCTCCTATAAATACAGAAGCTGGAACAAGTTTATTGTTCGCATACCTAACGAAAGCTTTGTTTTTAGCCATTTTTAATCAATAATGTTTGTGAAAAATCCTTTGGATGTAAGATCTTCTTGGTTAGCAGCAGCTCTTTTTTCTGCAGCTTCTATTTCCTTCTGGGTGAAGAGAAGACATCTTTCGTTGCTTCCATCAGCATCTTCCACCCAAATGGAAATATACCAGGGTTTAGCGTTAGAAAACTTCTTCTTTTCTGTGTTCCACACTTTAATAAGCCTTCCAGCTTTAACTTTCACCTTGTCAATTAAATTTGCCATGTTTTACGGTTTTGAATAATAATAAATAATATCTGCTACAATGAATATGAAGGGAACAATAGCCCCTCCAATCAATGTCCATTTTAAATCTCTATTGCTAAAATACGTCTTTTTAAAATGTTCATCGTAGTATTCTTTTCCTATTCCAATTATAACAGTGACACCAAAAGCATCCAATGCTGCAATCCATTGAGGAAATATAAATGTAAAAGGAATAAAGGTGAAAATACTTATGAGCATCCCAGCCCAAAAGTGCATTTCATCATCCAGTTTTTTAAACTTTATATTAATCATCTTATGACTTTTTTGGAAGTTACGTTACCAACACTATCAATCACCTGCAATATATAAAATCCTGGTATTATTTTATTAGAATTTATATAATTTATTCCATTTATCAATCTTCCAGAAAGCACTATGTTTCCATAAACATCAAACAACCTCCAATTCCCTTCCACCCCTTCATTAATTATTGCTCCATTAGCAATTGTAAAAGAAGCTTGTCCTCCAGATTTATTAATAATACATTGATTTGAAAACTTTAGTTCCCCAACAATGCTTTTTACAAGAAGTCTATAATATAATGTTCTATTACCAGATGGTTTATATAAATAACTTGTAGATGTAACACTAACATCCGTTAGCTTATTCCACACTGTTCCATCACGTGAAACCTGTATTTCAATACTTTCAAGAGGTTCATCAGAAATAATATTCCAAGACAGACCGTGTGTTCCTCCTTGTATATTATTACAAAACAGATTAACTTGTCTTATTGGTAGAGCAATTTCGCCACCAAAAGATCCTGATAATGTGTAACTTCCAAGCATTCCATACTTGTATATATTTACATTTTCTGCAGAACTTATTCTAAGATGGTATGTTCCTGAATTAAGAAGCGTATCTATAGAAGCATTTAGTCTTGTTGCAGGATTGTATACACCTATTACAGTGTTGTCTTTGTAGAGCGTTGCTTCTAGATCAATGTTACCATTATAGTTTGTCACTCCAATCAAGGGAAACGCAGCTACAATTTCAGCACCTGTATTATATGGATTTATGTTTGCTGTAAATCTACCAGGTGATGTAAATCCAAACTTAAAGAAATCAGCATCAACACTATCGCTAATAACACCATCAATCTTGTAGTTACCACTTGTAAATTTAACGTATTTAGCTGAATCCCTTAGATTGGTGTAATCATCTTTTCTAAATGTCACCTTGTTTAAAGGGTTGGTTATAGTGGCTAAATTATCCTGTAAAAAAGAACATGCTAATGAACTTCTTCCATTATGCCATGTTGTAAGATTTCTGTTATAAGAATTTCCCATTATAGGAGACCATCCTATATCTCCAGATCCTCTACCAGCAAAGTATTCTGTTTGAAATACACATGCATCATCATATTGTGATTGATGATAGAGTCCTAATGTGTGCCCCACTTCATGAGAAGCTGCTTCAGCCACCCTCTTATCATTGTTTCCTAATATAGAAGTGAATACAAAACATGGGAATTCCTCAGCAGCCCAAAAAATCGATCTCCAAGAATCTATAAATGCTGTACCTCCTGATGATCCATACCAACTACTTGTTGGTGTAAATATCACCCTCATTCTAGAACCAGGAGATGTTGATAAAAATACAGCAGAATCTGTTGTAACATTAATGTTAAAAGGACTAAAATCCTCTGCCACATGATTAAACACTTTAACCATTTGAGCATTTGTCATTGTAGTTGGTAGACAAATAAATGGTTTATTTCCTGTATAAGCTATCCAAAGAGAGGAGGTTACTGTTTCTCCATCAAAGTCTAAATAGATTGTAGAAGATGCTTCTGGGAAACTGTTCAGCCCATAAGGAACTTGCGCTTTTATTTTACAAAAAGCTAAAAATAAAAACGTTAGAACGGTTAGTGTTTTATTCATTATAGATTAATCAGGGAGTAAATCACACAATTCTTTCTTGTGCCATACATATCTGCCTACATCTGTATTATACTCTAAAACAAGAACATCTTTATACTCTTTACTAAATATTAAAGCTCTTGTCTGTGTATCTTCTTGTCCTTTTATTTTAGAAATTATAAGAGAAGCACTTGAAATTTCTGTAGATTGTATAGACACCACTTTATAAATTCCACTTTCTTTCACCGAAACCACTATTCCTTTGAATTTAGTTTTTGGTGTGATTTGTAATGTCACTTCTTGTTCCAATTTTAAAGAGAACACTGTTTCTAGAAATTCTATTGAAACAGGAGATGTAACAGATTCTTTTTCAAATAGTTGTGGTTTATTCTTGTCTCTTTCTTTTCTTGTTTCAAACTGTCCATATACAAGAAAAGTGTTTAAAAAGAATAATGTTAATAATAAATGTTTCATATAAGTTTTATAAACCTATTGATTTGAGTTGGAAGTGCATATTTCTACAAGATCTATTTTCTTTTATTGCTAAAGATATGGTAGATACACTAAGACCAGTTTCTCTACTAGCTTCGGACATACTACCATAAGTTACACCGTTACAAATTACTTGAATACTTCTATTATGATCTTTACCAAATTTACCTTTAGTCCAAGTAGATTTTCCTTTATGAGTATCTCCAGCTTTCTGAGATTGATAATCTTTTAGTTTACCAACACCTCTTCCTGTAGGAGCAAGGTTTAAAAATTGAGTACCACAATCTTTATAAAAGTCTGAGTATATTACTTCATAATTTTCTATTACTTCTTTACTAATATCATTTGGTAACTCATGTATAATTTCAAATATATGATTATCTGTACCATATTTAGCAAAAGAAGCAAATAGTTTATGTTGGTCTTTGCAATCCATTCTTTTATAAGATCTCCATCTTTCTTTTATTCTATAACTTCTTCCGATATATACCTTGCCAGAAGGGGAAGTTATCTTATAAATACCTGATATATCTTTTCTTTTACTCATATCTTTGCAAGTTGGAAATGCATGGGATCCTTTCTTTTCCATGTACCACCCCAGTCAAAACCAGCATCTGTAAAGCATTTTACAAATTCTGGAGAAAGCTTGGGAGTTTGATTAAGACCATTTTCAAAGGCATTAACATCTATTGCTATTCCCCAAGAATGAAGAGACATAGAACTAAGTCCCCTTTTCTTACGAATATTAAAACACCCATCCCATGTTTTAAGTTCAGATACTAATCCTCTTTGTATAAGATTGTGAAAAGCCTTAGATAGGGGCTCAATCATATCCCTATTGCAATATATTCTTTTAGGAATAACACCTATTTCCATATATCCAGGAACATCCCACATCACCATAGCTCTTTGTAAATTGGGATCACCGTATTTAGCTAACGCTTGTTTACTTGTCACCATAATTAATCTTGTTGATCCTCAGGAGCTGCTGGTGCAGGGTTTTCTGAGAAGAAATTACTTAGTATTTTTCCTATTATACCAATTATAAGAGAGGTCACTGCTAACCCTTGATGATCTGCAATCACAGAAGAAATAGAAGCTATTGAGAATATTCCCAATAGAGCATCCCCTATCTTACGAAACATAAGAGGAGTGGGCTGCCAATATCCTTTCCAAGTAAATTTACTACTCATCTCTTTAAATTTGCATAAATGGTTGTCAAATACTGTACAACAATAATAGCCCCAACACCAATTGTAATAGCCCAATACACCCTTTTTCTAAAGTCTTCCTGTCTACATATCCTCTTCTTCAAAGCTTCTATTTGCTCTTCAAGAGCTGTAATTTCTTTCATAAATCCTCCTGTCTTGGTTAGGGGGTTTCCAAGGATAGCATCCACCACTTGTGTTAATTTGGTGTTAATGTCATCAATTTTCTCTTCCAATTCGGTTAGTCTTTGGTCCATGTTTTTAATGTCTTCTAGTACAGATTCTTCAAACTTGTGTTGCATAGTGTTAGGATTTGCATAGGGAACGAATTAAAAAAGCACACCCTCCCCTCCGAAATGGGAAAATGTGCTATTTAGTTATATAGAAAGCCTGCTCAAAGTTAGGATAACATTTTGAATTAACCAAATTTATTTTTTTAATCGTTTACCCTATCTAGGTGTCCTTCATCAATGGTGTTCAACAACCATGCTAATGCTTTTCCTAGGAATGTGAGATTTCCCCTGTTTTGGGCTAAAACATAGCTAATTGTCCTATCCATATCACCAAAAGGAATATCTTTCTTCTTGATTAACAACTGGTTAAACAGTTCTTCACACACGGTGTTTCCGTGTTGATCAAGAGATTTTGCTATCCTAAAGAGGTAGGAATCAATAGCTCTAAATAAGCTCACCACCACCTGAAAAGCAAATCCTATGGGCAATATCACTATTGACAATATTAAAGCCACTAATAAAAGAATAAATCCTCTCATATTATTATCTTTTATAAGCCTCCATAAGCTCCCCAAGAATCATAGGAGTGCAAAGGTTTTGCATCCTTACAGCCACAGGTACAGTGCTTGAGGATAGTTCTGTTAGGAATAGTGATGTTGTGAATAGGGCTGTTCCTGTTGTTCCATTATCATAAACCACACCATTTCTTGTATCAGCAGCAGCAGGCATTTTAAGAGTGCCTCTTAATCCACTTCCAGGACCATAAACTATGTTATCCCTTGTATCTGCTTCTGCTGGCATATTAGGGAATGTATCTTCTGAATATAGTGTTCTTGGACTACCTCCTGATGTGAAGAAATCAGCTTGTGTTGTGTTATTTGCATCAAGCCAAACAATAGGAGCATAAATAGCCATCTTACCGTTGTTGTTAACCATGTTCCCATTTAGATATACCTGACCGTTTACGTTGGTCATAGTTATGGCTGGGAATGTTGCAGATGCTGTTACAGTTCCTGTTACGTTTATGATTATTGCAGTAGTAGCAGATATTACAGTACTTGACCCAGCTATTATATTAGCAGGTATTGTTCTATTTGCGGTTACGTTAAATACACCTCCAGTAGTTCCACCACTCCTTTGAGTGGTTCTTATTGATGCACATACAGGGTCTTCATCCATAGCAATAGTCCTTCCATCTGCAAACACATCATCTCCTGCAACAGGCTTTGTTCCACCGTTCCAGTTTGCAGCGTTACTCCAATTCCCATTTGCTAAAGGCCATTTATCTGGCATACTATGAATTATTATATTGTGAGATAATATTTCCTGCTGTTGTATCTGTAAGCGTGTTCTTCAGTCTTACAGCAAGGCTGTCAGAGCTTGCGTTAATGCCACTTATGATGTCAGCACTTGTAAGTTCTCCTGTTCCCACTGTGTTATCCACAGGTACGTTCTCCCTTACATCTGATGCTGAAGGTACAACCATTGTTCCTGTCAAAGATAGAGCAGGCCCAAAGGTCACACCGTTTCTTACGTTTGTTGTAGCAGGAAGGTTAGGAGTGCTATCTGCTGAATACAGGAACTTGTAATTACCACCTCCTGTATCCATTCTCCACAGAGTTGTAGCATTATTAGAGATGAACACGTTAGGACACCAGATTGCCATTCTTCCAAGTGTGTTGTACATATTACCTGTAAGGTTCACCACTTGTGTTCCTGTGCCCGTTAATGATATTCCTGCTTGTGTTGTAGAAGCATACACATCTCCTGTTACTGTAACGGTAAAAGAGTTGTTTGATGCCTGATTTGTTACAGCAGGAGAACTACCGCCACCAAATATACTTCCAACTATTGTGCTATTAGCTGCTATAATAATACCTTGTCCAGAATTACCTGTTATATTACCTGTTATATTTACTCCTCCTGTAACAGTAGAAACACCAGCTGCGTTTATTACACCACCTCCTGTAACATTACCATTCACCGTTCCCAATGTACCACCAAAGTTAATACCATGAGCACCTGTAGCACTACCACCTCTCACATCACCATTAATAGTGAATTGTGATGCTGCTCCTGTTAGGGATATGCCATGAATAGAACCACCTGTACCACCTGTAACATTTCCTGTTACTGTTACGTTTCCTGCTGTTTGGGATATGCCAAAAGTTGCGCCACTGCCTGCAATATTGCCTACTACTATTGTGTTGCCATTATTTGATTGTAATCCAAAAGCACTAGCACTTCCTCCAGTCAAACTTCCAACTATTGTAATAGTTCCAGTTGATGTTTTATTTATACACACTTGAGACCCAGCACCACCATTAAAACTAATTCCATTCAAGTTTAAATTGCAGTTCCCTGTATAGTTTATTAAATTCGCAACATTACTTGTCACAGCACTACCCAAACTCAATGTAACTGTACCTGTTGTAGCAGTGACAGTAATAAGGTTTGTAGCACCTGCACTTAATGATGCTGATGTACTCGTAGCACTAACAGTAACACCTGCTGTGTTGAAGTTGAATGAGCCTCCTGCAACAATAGGAGCAGATGCTGTATTTCTTAAAGATATTACAGTAGCATTTACATCCATGTTTACGGTAAAGTTATTCGTAAACACATCATCAGCACTTGTAGGAATAACACCTGTATTCCAAGTTGCACCTGCACTCCAATTCCCGTTTGTTATAGCATATACGTTTGCCATTTTTAAGCGTAAGTATGAGTTAAATATCCTGTCCAATTCACACCACCAGCAGGCTGTGCTGTTGCTGTTGCTGTTACACTCCCATCTGCTGCTATTGTAAGTCTTATAATAGTCCACACAGTTGCACTTTCACTACTTCCTGACAAAGCTGTTCCACAATAAAGGAATGAGCCACTTTGAGCAAACCTCCTTATTGTATTATATGGATTGTAAGCATCCCAAGCATAACCATTCCACTTCCAAGATGTACCTCCTGAAGTGT